AAAAAGTGCAAATAAAAAAAGTGCAAATAAAAAAAGTGCAAATAAAAAAAGTGCAAATAAAAAAAGTGCAAATAAAACAACAGCGGAAATGGAAAAAGAATGTAAATCTATAGGAAAAGTATTTAATGCAAAAACTAGAAGGTGTAATAAAATTAAAAAAACAGAAAAAAAGAAAACAAGTGCAGAAAAAGAAAGTGAATGCAAATCACTTGGTAAAGTGTATAATCCTATAACTAAAAGATGTAATAAAAAAAATAAACTTGGTAGTTAGTAATTGAATAATTTTTTAATAACTTATTAATAAATATTATAATAATATTATAAAGTATTATTATTATAATAATATATGGATATTGAATTGCTTGAAAAAGCATTGGAAAATGATGATAATTTAAATATAATCAATACAAATATTCAAGAAATAAAGACAAAAAAAAATGATATTTTGCAAAATTTAGGTCTTAAAAAAGATAATTTAAAACAATTTCATCAGAAATTAAAAAATTATAGATACATTGATGATATAAAAAATTTGAAATATGGTGCATCAATACGTTGGATAAATTTAAAAAAAATAGATAATATAAATCTAAATAACTCTGCACATTTATGCGATATAAAAATATTGGATAAAGGCATTGCTCTCTCCATGAAAAGTTTTAATAATCGTTTCTTTACATTATATTTAAATGAGAATTTATTATTTCAAAAGTTAAACGATGAGGAAGTAGTTTTATTAAAGGCTATAGATCATCTCTCAAAAAAATAAAAGTTTTTCTTTTTCTAGTTTTTCTTTTTTCTAGTTTTTCTAGTTTTTTTATTAATGAAAATATTTTTTTCTGTTTTTATTATTTTATCGCCATTTGGATCGTTCACTAAATTTTTGAGTTCTTTTCGTTTTTTGCATGAAAAACCATGTATTTTAATATTTTTTCGTTGTAATACACTATAATTACATATTCCAATTCCTCTATTTTCTGTATCATCATTATATTTATCTTTTACTTTTTTAATACAACTACATAGTTTTTCGGCTATTTTTTTTTCAACTAATTTTTTCAATAGTTTAATAGGTAAATTTTTATTATAGTTAACATTGTAAAAATCTAATATTTCTATATATTCTTGTCTTGTAATTTTCATAGGTAATTATTATATTTATAGAAATATTAAATTATTGAAATATTAAATTATTGAAATATTAAAATTTTATTAATTTTTTTAATAATATTATAATCTATAAGTGAAATTTTATAAATGGATAACAAACAACATTATGCAATTGTATTTGATATGGATGAGACGTTAGGATCCTTTTCTCAATTATATATATTCTGGAATTTAACAAAATTATTTTTAAAAGAAGAGGATTTACCAGATAAATATTTCTTTAGTATATTAGATTTATTTCCACATTTTTTGAGACCTCAATTATTACGACTCTTGAAAAATATAAAAAATAAAAAGAAATTGGGAATATGTAACTATGTAATGATCTATACAAATAATAATGGTCCAAATGAATGGGCTAATATTATTAAAAATTATTTACACTATAAATTACATTATAATCTATTTGATAAAATAATTAGAGCATTTAAAATAGATGGACAAAAAATAGAAATATGTAGAACATCACATGGTAAATCTTATAAAGATTTTATAAATTGTACACAATTACCATCTAATACTAAAGTATGTTTTTTGGATGATGTTTATCATGAGGAAATGATAAATGATAACGTTTTATATATAAATTTAAAACCATATCATCATAATGAAGAATATAAGACTATGTGTGAAAAATTCTATAAAAAAAATAAGAAATTATTTGGTAGATCATTGAGAGAATACCAAGATTTTATTAAATTAAATACAAATAATCATAATCTTAATGCTTTAAATAAATCACGTCCGCAAAAGAATATTGAATACTTATTTACCAATCATATAATATTTCAAATTAATAAATTTTTTAAATCCAGAGAGAATTTTACTAAAAAAAATAAAATTAAATACAATAAAACCTTTAAAAAATAAATTTATTTCCCAGATCAATCAAGTAGGATGTTTGATGTTTTAAATAATTTTGAATACTTTGAAATAATGTGGTTGAGAGAAGTAGGAATAATCCCGATGTAAAAACAATACTCCTATCAAATTCTCTAAATTCTCTCTTTTTATATGTAAGCGGATTATATAAAATTAATAATATCAAACCCACATAGATTTTCAAAATATATTGTATTATATCAAGATATTCAGGTGCAAAACTACCTATTCCAAAAAATACCAATATATACAAAATAAATGAAATATTTATTCCATAAAAGAATATAATTTCATAAAATTTATTCATATTTTAATTATATTGTTGAGAGATTATAATAAAAATATTTGAAAAATAATTGCGATAAATATATTAAAAAAGAACTTAAAGAAAAAGGTGGCCCAAACCCCCCATAATTATGATAAAAACGTTTTGTTACCATTTATGCTAATAAAAAAAAATTTATAAAAAAAGTGATTTTTTTTTTTTTTCAAACGATTCTTAATTTTTTTGGAATTGGACATTTTTAAAATGTCCATTTTTGAAATGGGCAACCAAGAATAAAAACTCAAAAAAACCAAATTTTATACTTTTTTTGTCTCTTACCATGAAACATAACAAAAATACGAGTTTTTCTAATAAAATATTTTTTATGGTAAGGCCATTTTTTCCAAATTTTTGGTCATTTTTCAAATTTTGCGACATTTTGATAAGTATAAAATACTTATATAATACTTATAAAATACTTATCAAAATGTCGCAAAATGTCGCAAACTTTGTTCAACGCATATTTTGACAGCATTATTCATAACAAATATTTTATAACTTATATATTTTTATTACGCTAATTTAAAATACTTATATTTTTCGATTTGTCGCAAAAATTTTAAAAATATCGATTTAGAGATTTTTATATAAGTATATTATACTTATAAATGACTTATAAAAAAGTCGCAAAAGTCGCACAAAATTTTCATTGTTTAAAATGTGACTATTTTACGGATAAAAAATGTGATTATGAAAAACACTTACAAACCAAAAAACACAAAAATGGAAAAATACTTATCAACGACACACAAAATGTCGCAAATAAATTTTTTTCATGTGATTGTGGAAAAATATATAAACATAGTCAAAGCCTGTACAATCACAAAAAAAAATGTATTTTTTATAATGATTCAAGTGTTAACGATTCAAGTGTTAACGATTCAAGTGTTAACGATTCAAGTATTAATGATTCAAGTAATAATTCACAACATGTACAAAATAGCATTACGCAAGATGTTGTGTTAAAATTAATAAACGAAAATAATGATATTAAGAAATTATTAGTAACTCAACAACAACAATTAATGGAACAACAAAAACATCTAGAAGAACAACATAAACAATTATTTGAAATTGTTCCAAAAATAGGCAATAATACTATTAATAATAATCAACGATTTAATATTAATGTATTTTTAAATGAAAAATGCAAAGATGCCATTAATATGACTGATTTTATAAAATCAATTGAAGTAAGTCTACAACAATTGGATTTTACAAAACAGAATGGACTAGCAACCGGATTAAGTAAAACAATAGTAGATAGTATGAATAAATTAAGTCTTTATGAAAGACCAATGCATTGTACAGATGTAAAACGCGAAACATTGTATATAAAGGATGAAGATACATGGTCAAAAGATAATAATAAAGAAAAAATAAAACGGGCAATTAAAAAAGCATCTGGAAAAAATTACAATGCATTACAAGATTGGAAAACAACAAATCCTGATTTTTTAGAAAATGATTCAAAAACTGATTATTTTACTAAAACAATAACAACTATAGGAAAACCAACAGAAACAATAGATGATAAAGTAATTAAAAATTTATGCAAAGAAACATATATCAAAGATTGTATTGAATAAATTTAGACAATATTATTATCAATATGGAAAATAATAATATTGTTATATATTAATTTGATTAAATATGAAAAAAATTAATGATTTAAAACAAAATGGAGGCGGAGCAAACGAATCTTTTAAACAATTGTTTTCCTATATAGAAAAAGGATTTCTTGTATTTCGAAGAAGAATAATTCCAATTTTATCCACTATAAAAAAACAGGAATCTGCAATACATTATTTACCACGCAATATATTATTATTTATTTCTACATTTTTTTTTATATTTGTGTATTTTTATGAATTAGTTAAAGATTGGGATATTATTGGAAATATATTTATTTCTATAAAAAATTTTTTCAAAGATATAGTCCCATTCGAAGTTTTAAATTCATTTTATATATTATTTTCGTTATATTTAATATTTATAATATTTTATTATTCTTTGGAATATATAAGTTTTTTATTTGAAAGATCTGGTTATGTTTTAAAAAATATAATAGTTTCAATAATAGTTATTTTTACATCAATTTCTATTAATCTAGTAAATTTATTGAGTTACATATATCACCAATCTTTACTTGCTTTATTTATTGAAAATATATATTCTGATGATTATAAAGATAATAAATTATATGATACAGATACTTTTATGCAATATTCTGTATTAATTATAGCATTTATTTTTATTTTATTTATATTTATATTTTATATTTTACAAATCAAAATCCATGAAAAAAAAAATCCAGATATAAATATCTCTATATTTTTAATGATTTTAATTATTTATTTTATATTTTTTTATTTATTACAATTTTATGGATTATATTTTATTAAAAATAAATTAATTGAACCTTTTAAAAATAATACGGACGATGATTGTAATAATGCAAAAAAAACGTTTTCAATAATAATTGCTATAATTATTCATATAATAGGTATTTCTATAGTAATTATACAAAAAAATATAAAGATGAGTCATGAATTAAATGAAAACACAGTTATAGTATTTGAAAATTTATTAAAGTCATTATCTTTAGAAGAAGAAGCACGAGTAACACATTCATAAAAAACGTAAAAAAAAATAAATAATATTTTATTATTAACAACATTTAATAAAATATTATATTTAAAATGATGAACCAAATGCACCTCCTAAAGCACCATTAGCGGCCATTGGTTCCATTGCCTCCATAAATGAATTTTGAATTGCTTGTTGTTGGAAATTACTTAATCCACCACCTCCCCCCTGGGCTTGGCCTTGTTGCATCATATTTGGTAATGCATCTATCATTGAAACATTGTTTTGTGCTGGCATTTGTCCGGCTTGTGGATTTATAGTATTATCTAGGGCATCTGCCCTGCTTACTTGATGAATTCCGGGTGTTACAATTGGTTGGCTTACTCTTACCGCTCCATTATTGGTATTTCCTACTTGTCCTACATTTCCTTGAGTACCATTCCATACATCCATAACTCTTTCTGCTAAAATATTGATTTTAGCACCTAACTTGGTTTGCATTGTAACAAGAATAATTAATAATGGGAGAACAAAATTCAATTCATTAAATTTATGATAATTTACACCGCTATAAGTTGGGAAATATCTAATCATTTTATCAATGAACCATATTGCAAAGAAAATGGCAAATAATTGCATCGCGACTTCAATTGCAATTTCTGGTGTCCCTTTTAGATCATCTTCTTCTGGTACAAAACATTTTATTCCTTTTAATACAAGAACAACTGGTATTAAGCCAATTAATAAATATTGAATCAAATTTAACATTGCTGCTTTATTGTCACCATCAAAATTGAATACATGATTAAAAAATCCGGAAACACTCATCTGCGATGAACCACCATCCATAGTAAATTCAGAATTGGCAAGTGCCATATATGATTTATATAAAGAAATAAAATTAATAATTTTTCTAAAATTAATATTTTTTTAAA